GGTGCGGATTACAGCACGCCACCTGTGGCGACCTTGTGTTGCATGAAAGACGGCAAACGAAATAACTTTGAGCAGGCGGATTTAACGTTTGATGTATCAAATCGTTTTAGCGAAGTCACTTTTCTTGCACAAAGCCACGGCAAGCAAGGGCAAGACAATAAAAATGATCTGAAATGGGTTTATAACGATCCTGAAATGACCATCTACAAGCCGAAAACCGTGGTTGTATCTGATGTGGATAATTTAGAAGCCTTGCAAAAATGGGCGAAAAAATACATTGCGGACAGTGTGCTGGAAGGTTTTACCCTTACTATCGTTGTGCCCGATCACAAAATGCAAGACGGCACATTATGGCAACCAGGGCAACGTGTGCACGTGATTTGCGAGGAATATGAGATTGATGCCATTTTCTTTCTTATGGGACGGCGTTTTACGCTGAGCCGAAACGGTGGCACACAAACGGAATTACGCTTTAAACAAGACGGCATTTGGACACCAGACGCTTACAGCGCAAAAGCGGAAAAAGCACGTAAACGTAAGGGTAAAAAAGGTAAGAAAAAGAATCAAGGCGATTTGATTTCGACAAACGGACAAGGTGGTTGGACAAAATGAGACGATTAAGCCAAGCCATTCAACAAAAGGCGCAAGGTGCGGTGGACGAAATCCGTCAAGCCTTTCGCGGTGTGCTGCACTTGGTGAAAAGTGCGGACAATATTCAGAAAGTTCAGGCCTCGGGTCTTGCCGATGAAACCTTACAAGACGTGGAGTTGATGCAACAATTCGGCTTAACGTCCGTGCCACCTGCCGGCACGCAAGTGGTGGTATTACCCATGGGGGGCGAAACAACTCATTCCATTGTTATTGCGACCGAAAACGGATCTTTTCGTGTTAAAAACCTAAAATCGGGTGAAACTGCCGTTTACGATGAAAGCGGCAGCACGATTATTTTAAAACAAGGTCGATTAATCGAAATTGATTGTGATATATTAAAAATAACCGCTACGACCAAAGTTGAGATTAGTAGTCCGATTGTTGAGACAGACCGTGTGTTTACTGCACAAGGGCAAATTAACGGTAATGGCGGCATGGCAATTCAAGGTGGTTCCGGTGCGTCGTTTACTGGCAATGTGACGCAAACTGGCGGTAGTATCACGACTGATGGCGATGTAACGGCAAGCGGTAAATCCCTTGTTAGCCATACCCACCAAGGCGACAGTGGCGGCATGACAGGACAGCCACAATAACTTAATTAAGGGGGCGCTGAAATAGGCTGCCTCCTTTTTTTTATCCCTTTCTTTTACTCTGTCAATATGGACAGAGAGATCAGCCCGCTTACCGGGGACTATACAAGTAAACAAATCAGTACGCTTGCCAATGCAGCGTATATCAGATTGACCACACCATTAGGCTCTTGGTGGGCAGATGGGCGTGTAGGCTCTCTGCTCCATCTTATTCCGCGCGAAAAAGATTTGTCGCGCATAGGTTTAATTGCACAACAATATGCCGAAGAAGCCTTGCAACCCTTGATTGATGATGGACGTGCTGACGAAATTATTGTCAATCATACCCAACCACATAACGGTGTATTGATTTTAGATATATCCATCCGAGATAACCGGGGCGAAACCTATCATTTTAAACACCCGGTAAAAGTCATTTAAAAAGGGTTTAAACCATGTTTATTGTGCCGAGTTTAGAAGATATTCGCCAAGCGATTTTGCGCGATGTGCAGTCATTAGAACCGAGTGCTGATGTGAGCATAGACAGTGACTATTATGCACGTGCCAGTAGCCTTGCTGCCGTAGCGGAAGGTATTTACGCCCATCAAAAATGGATTATTAAACAATTCTTTCCAGATACTGCCGACACAGATTTTCTTGAAAAACATGCTGGCTTGCGAGGTATTCGCCGTCGTAATGCGACTTATGCCAGTGGGCGCGGTGCAACTGTAACGGGTACCCCTGATGCAGTGATTAAAGCTGGATTGCAAATTAAAACAGACGATAACCGATTTTATGAAACCACCGAAAGTGCGGTGGTTTCTGCAAGCGGTTCTGCCGTTATTGCAGTGCGAAGTCTTGCGACAGGTGCAAGCCAAAATATTAAAACTGCGACAAAGGCAAACTTTATGGCGGCACCTTTAGGCGTGCAATCCGATGTGGTGCTAAATGATGTAATTGGTGCAACGGATGCGGAAAGCGATGCGTCTTTGCTTGAACGCTTGCTTGAGATTATTCGCCGACCACCTGCAGGGGGTAATCGTTATGACTATCGTACATGGGCGTTATCGGTGGATGGCGTGGATGCTGCTTATGTTTACCCGTTGCGTCGTGGGCTTGGTACGGTAGATATTGCGATCACATCAAATAACGATGTGCCAAGCGATGAAACAATACGTCGCTGCCAAGAATATATTGATGATGTGCGCCCAGTAACCGCTCGAGAAAGCAAAGTGGTGAAACCTGATGTAACAAAAGTCAATTTTAATATTCAGGTGAAAATCAGTGGCGTGAGCTTACCCGAAATTAAGGCCGCTATTTCCACCGCGCTTGCGGATTATTTTAATACGTTAATCCCCGGTGATGATTTGATTGTGTCGCAATGTGAAGCGGTGGTGAATAACTTGGTAGGTGTGGTTGACCGTAAGTTTACGACACCTATCACTAATCTAAAAGCAGATGTGCGTACAAAAATTGAGTGGTTTCGGTTAGGTCAAATTACCGTTACGGAGATGGCATGATACAAACTGACCACAAAAAGGTATTGGCAAAACTTTATCCGCCTATTTCGTATGATGTTAATGGTGAACGTTTTTTAGCGCAATGTGAGGTAGATGGTCATGTATTTGACCGATTACAAAAAAGTGCGGTGGATTTATTGCAAATTATTGAACCAGCCACCTCCAATACCATGTTGTCCGATTGGGAACGTTTATGCGGCATAAGAACAGATTATAGCAATAACTATCAAGCACGAGTAAAACGTGTCATTGCCAAGTTAAATGCGATTGGGGGCTTATCCATTCCCTATTTTAAACGGATTGCGGAAAGTATTGGATATCGCATCGAAATTAAAGAGTTTTCTCCCCTTGCTAATGATTTGCCAACGACGGGAGATTTGGTTCAATTTCGCAATGAAGCTCGCGATAACTTGATTTTTATGTGGCGAGTATCGGTGCTTAATGGAGATGACAATATTGTGTATTTTCGAGCAGGCACCTCCTTTGCGGGTAATCATTTAGTGGAATTTGGTGACCCGATTATTGAGGAGTTCTTCCGAGATTTAAAACCTGCACATACTTACTGTTATTTTGCTTATCAAACAGGATCTTAATATATGAAAAGTTTAATGCCTCAAATTGATTCAAATGATGGCCTTTTCCACAATGGTAATCCAGCAACAGGCGAACAAGGCACGCGAGTAACCGATACGTGGCTTAATAATTTGCAAGACCGAGTACGCGATGTACAAGCGGAAGCGCATTATGTTTTGCAAAAAGCGGGGTTTACACCGAAGGCGGAAACACAAACGCAGTTATATCAAGCGATTGTGAAGATTATTGATGATAACCGAAAGACGGCAAGTTTAACTCAAAAAGGCGAAACCAAACTCTACACTGGCTACGATAGCCAAAGTGAAGATTTGGCATTAACGCCTAAAACCGCTTATCAGCTAAAACAACTTATTGACTCCAACACACGCTCTCTTGGCAATTTTATCCCCAATAGCAAAAAATCCTCTGCCGTAAATAGCAATAGCGCAGATACCGTCGCAACCAGTGCTGCGGTTAAAACTGCTTATGACAAAGGCGTGGAAGCCAAAAATGCTGCAGATAATGCCCAGCGTAGTGCAAATGATGGCATAAATAGAGCTAATAATGCGCAATCATCGGCAAATAAAGCAAATAATAACGCAAATGGACGCGTGTCAAAATCGGGCGATACGATGACTGGGCATTTAATCATTAAAGATGGCGACTATTCCTCCGTTAGAACTTACAACAACGACGGTGAAAGTGTCCGCTGGGAAAGCACACCAGCAAATAATAATGACATTTTTGCAAAAATTGTCCTCGCAGGAAAAAATGAACAAGTGATTTCCTCCATTAGTCTGCCTAAAAAGAGTGGGACAGCCGCGTTACTGGAAGATGTTAATAAAGTTAAAAACGATGTTTACAACAAATCTCGATTCAGTCATCGATATTATGCTAATCATTACGAGGGGGCAGAAGTATATGACATGCCTATTGGAGACAGAGAGGTTATGCGAGTCATTATCATGGGGGCTACCATTGATGGATACGCGAAAGTCAGTTTGCCAGAACGTTTTAGTGGAACTTGTAGAGTGATGGTGATGGATGTTGGGAGTGGACGTCACGTTGTTGGCGCTAATATCCAAGATTATAACAAGGTAGAGGTGCATAACATTGGGCGGACTGGATTGAACATCATGGCAATAGGATATTATAGTTGGTGATTATTATGTTATTTAATTTAAAAACAAAGCTATTCCAGCCTGAATACATCCCGCATGACGGTGGGGATTGGCTTGAGGTAAATAAAGAAGAAATTAATGCAATTTCGGCAAGCATTACAGGTGGCGGCGAAGTTTGGCTAGAAAACGGCAAAATTCGCTGTTCAGGCAAAGCCCCGTCTGAATATCACATCTTTAATAAAGATAAAAAACAATTTGAAATCTCGGTCGAAAAACAGACCGCACTTTTTACAGAGCGCCAAAATCAATTTATCAAAAACATCGATGAGCACGCAGCAAAAATCTACAGCACCTGGACACGCTTTGAGAGTGAGTACCGTGAGCGTCAAACGGCAGCAGAAGTCTTTAAAGCGGCAAATTATGAAGGTGAGTGCAGTCGATATATCTCAGACTTTGCGCAACGTGCGGGGCTGGATAACAAGACCGCAACAAATCTGATTTTGACACAAGCAGCAGGCTTGGAAAAATTGCAAGTTGAGTTGGCTAACCAACGTATGCGTAAGTATGAGCTCAAAGCACCTAATCTCACACTAGAGCAACTGCAATCAATCCATGATGACATTATCAAGCAAATGGATAACTTGATGGAGGCATATCAAAATGGCTAAGG